GAGGATATCTTATTTGGACTTGTTGAAGCGGCTACCAAAGGCGAGGATGCATTAAAGAGTGTCCAAGATAGATTGTACAAAGCAGGTGTTAGGGTAGGAGAAGCGATGCAGAATGCCTATAGGAAGGTGGTTCGTTTCTTTAGTGATTTGAGTTCAATACCGGGTTGGGATCAGATGTCAATGACACAAAAAATTATTACCGCTTTTAGCCAAGTACTGACAGCATTAAATAATTGGTTGAAGGGGGATCAGGGACAAGAAGTATTTAGAAAGATACAAGAAACGATAAACTCATTTTTCAAAACTATTTTCGGACCAGAAAATTCTGAGTTAATTAAGCAGCTTGCAACGTTTGGTTACACGCTTGGATCAGAGCTTGCAAGTGCGATTTTCAATGGGATAAAGAGCAATGTTAAATTAATGACAATCCTTGGTGCAATAGTAGGTTTCAAGATAGCTGGCTGGAAAGGTGCTTTAGTTGGGGCTGGAGGAGCAGCTGCTTTGGCTGGACTTTTTAATTTGGAAGAGTATTTAGACGAGAGAGGAACGCCTGAAGTTACATCAAGTACGCCTGAGCTTACAGGTTCAGCAGCACAATATCAGATGATGCTTATACAAGCTGGCATGTTGCCTGATGAAGCTTATAAATTTATGGTTGAAAGTGGCTATATAACAAGTACTGGCGAATTAATAGATGAAATACCATCTCAAAGTTTACCAGCCCATGCGAGAGGTGGGATATTTTACACAAGGCACATAGCTGAAGTAGCTGAAAGAGGAGCGGAGGCAATTATTCCTTTAGAACGTACAAAAAAGAATGTGGAGCTGTGGCAAGTAGTAGGTGAGCACCTTGGGGTGATGAGAAATGCTCCAATAGAAAGTGTAACTCAAGCCACGATAAATAATACATATAACACAATGAATCAAGCCACGATAAATAATACATATAACACAATGAAAAATGTACAGGCAATGTCGTATAGCACTGTAACACATAATGTTCAAACAGAAGTTCCTACTGTGTCAGTTGTTCCACGTAATGTGCAGAGTACCGTAAACATTAATGTTAACACCGAAGGGTTAATTGGTGAAGTTGTCATAAACAATAAGGCTGATGTAGATGAGGCTGTCGACAAGATTGTGGGAGTATTAGCGCCAGAGTTAAGGAAGGCGTTTTCTAATATGGTGGTGGGATAAATGGAGTTTTACATAACGGGGAAGAATACCAAGCTTCATTTACCAATGAACCCAGAACAATTGCAAGTGATGACAAGTTCAAAGTTGTTCAGCGTTAGCATAATTGATTTGGGCGATTTCTTAATGCCGAGAGGTATTGCACCAGCGACGATTAGGTGGGAGGGTATATTCCCGGGTGCGAGTAGGAGGAACAGCATATATGTTGTGGATTGGCAGGATCCCAAGGCGATAGTGGGTTTGATTTCAGGCTGGCGACGAGAGAATGTAAAAGTTCATTTGTTGATAACAGAAACACCAATAAATATGGATTGTTACATTCAAGAGTTCGACCATACATGGAAAGGTGGACATGGCGATTGCTATTACTCTATAAGTTTGGTTGAGGCACGTAATTTGGTTGTAATGACAGAGAAAGAGAAGAGTACGAGTACGCAGGCTAAAACGAGTGCACAGAGACCAGCTCCGAGTATCCCGAAAACGTATACCGTAAAACAAGGCGATACCCTATGGGGTATAGCAAAGAAAATGCTCGGTGATGGTGCAAAGTGGAGGATGCTGTACGAGTTGAATAAGGCTGTCATTGGGCCAGATCCGAATAAAATTAAACCCGGGCAGGTGCTTAAGCTTGGTTGATATTACCAACATAAAGTATGAAGTGCGCATTATTGACCCAAGCGGTAAGAAAATGGATGTCACGCCATTTGTTAGTCAATTGTCCTTTGGTGATGCCGATGGTGAGTTAGCAGCGCATTTAAGTATGACATTGACAAATCAGCAAGTAGGTGGGAAGTGGATACACCAGCTTGTAGCACGTGGGACACCGATATACCTATTAGCGAAGGGGGTAGAAGTGTTCAGGGGTACGGTGTTTGATTGGATGACGTCTACAGATCCGTTGGGTAGTGTGGAGATTGAAGCGTATGACCAGTTGATTTACTTGTTTAAGAGTGAGGATGACAGGTACTATAGGGCGGGACAAAGGGCAATAGATGTGTTGACAGATATTTTCAGAGCATGGAATATTCCCATTGGTAAGATAGAGGGGCCGAATGTAGTATTAGCCAAGCAAGTATTCCGACAGATGACAGTTGCGGAGATGATAAACAGCATACTCAAACAAGGTAAAGATAAGGGAGCAGGCGAGTTTATCGTACGTAGTGAAAAAGGGAAGGTTTATATCAGAAAAGCCATGTCCAATCAAGATGTTTACGTGTTTGCATATAACGAAAATGTGCAGTCGGTAATGGATAGGTGGAGCATTAATAATCTTGTTACACGGGTGCGCATAATAGGTGCGGAAGATGAGGAAGGAAGGGCACCGTTAATTGCAGTTCTTGATGGAGACACAAAATATGGTGTATTGCAAAGGATTGTCCAGAATAGTTCAGATGACTCATTGGCCGATGCAAAGCAGAATGCGAAAGAGATATTGAAGGAGTTCGGACAGCCAGAGAAAGACAGGACAATTAGGTGCGTAGATGTTCCCTTTATCAGGAAGGGTGATAAGGTGAAAGTTGTTGCTGGGACGTTAAATGGATATTACCAAGTCGTATCCGTAGAGCATAATGTTACGAGTTTAACTATGAGCGTGGGGCTAAAATGAACAAGAAAAGCATTGACGATTTGGCTAAAGTGTTAAATGAAAGAATTAGTTTAATAGCTAACAAACCCGATAGCATTGAATTAGGAACGATACAGCCAGATATGAGTTTGAAGCTTGATACGTTTGCGATGCCGATAAAGAAAGGCGATTATTTGATAGCCGATTTTACTGCACAGGTTGAGTTTCCCGTTTGGTCGTTAGTAGGTGTTGGCGAGTATCCCGTAGACAAAGAAGGGAAGCCGATAGAAGGAGTAGACATATACCATACCGCACAGACAAGGTGGGATTGGGAACAGAGTACTGTTGAGAAAGTGAATATAAGAATTAAACCCGAGCTTAAAAGTGGCGATAGGGTGTTGGTGGCTTGGATTAACCAGCATAGAGACCCTGTCGTAATTGCAAAGGTGGTGAGTTCATGAGCGATTTATATCCGAGTTTCGATATGCCCGATATAGTGGGTGCTACAGAAAATACAGTGGTAGCTTTCCCTAAAAGTTGGTTGTGGGATTGGGACATATGCGATTTTGTTCAAACAGGTAGCGGTGATGTGGTAGAGGTAGACGGTTTGACAGCTTGGGCGCAGTGGTGTGTAAAAGCGATATTGACACAGAGATTAGCCTTTGTCGTATATGATTGGAATTATGGCGCTGATATTGAAAGTTGCTTAAGACAGCCTACACGAGCAGTAACAGAAGCGGAATTGGAACGAGAGATTACCGAAGCTTTGCTTACAGATCCGAGAACAGCTGAAGTGAAGAATTTCAGGTTTGAGTGGAATGGCGATGAACTCACAGTGTGGTTTACCGTGGTAAATGCATTAGGCCAACCAGCTGAAGTGCAAGTAGGTGTAGGGTATAGAGAAGTGCAGAGGCAGTTTTCATTGTCAAGGGTGGAGCAGTACGTTAGCGATTGGTTGNGTGGTGAGTTGGTGAGGAGTAGAAGTGAACGACCGAGGACGTTTGACATTAATAGAACCACACGAGCCTTTATCGGGTTATAGTTTAAGCAAGCCAATATACTTAAAGAGTTTAGGTACGTGTAATGGGTCAAATATTTCATGGAAAGCAAATATTCCTGCAGGGTGCGATGTAAAGGTTTATGCGTCAGTAGATGGTAGTACATTTCAAGAGTGTGAGAACAATGCTCCAATACCAAGTTTGAGCGAAGGCGTTAGTTTGGTTGATAAGGTGCTTGTTATAAAAGAAGTGTTGCTGACCGAGGATGGCGTTAATAGACCCGAGCTTATGGTTGTGCGTTATAATGTAGATGGAACAGTCACGTTGAGGGGGTGAGAAGTTGGACTTACCAGAATACTTAACAGACCAAANGTTTGAAACAATATTAGCAAGATTGTTGTCCTATGTACCAGACAATTATGACAAAAGCCAAGGTTCATTTGTGTATGATGCATTAGCTCCAGTTGCCGCAGAATTGACACAAGCTGCAATATGGGCACAAGAGGTGTTACGTCGTGGATTTGCACAGACAACGTTTGGTACATATTTGGATTTGAGAGCTGAAGAGTATGGATTGTCCAGAATACCAGCAAGCAAAGCCACTGGGTATATAACATTCTTTGGTGATAGTGGAACAGTAATACCAGAAGGAACGATAGTGTCCACCCCTTCATCGGAATTGGCTCCAGCAGTATTCTTTAGGACCACCACGCAAGCAGTGATAAGTGATGCAGGAGAAGTGTCTGTACCCATAGAAGCATTGAACGAAGGAATTGAAGGGAATGTCGCTGCAGGAACAATAACAGTTTTAAGCACTCCCATTCAGGGCGTTGCAAGGATTGAAAATGAGCAAGCCACGAGTGGTGGTGCAGATACTGAAGATGATGCAAGCTTATTGGCACGATATTTGGAATGGGTGCGCAATCCCAGTGCAGGTGGTAATAAANCTGATTATANAAAATGGGCACTTGAGGTTGCAGGNGTTGGAAGTGTTTCGGTAGTACCGTTGAAGTATGGCAATGGAACAGTTAGCGTAGCAATTGTTGATAAGGATATGCAGCCAGCCAGTGAAGAGTTAGTTCAGCGCGTTCAGGAGCACATAGCACCAAGATGGTTGCATGTGAATGAAGCAGAGAGTTTGACTATTTCGGGGTATGGAGTTTCAGTTTCAAATGGGCAGGTAATATTAAGATATAGTTCGAGTGGCACTGGGCAGGTTACACATACGCAGTTTGATACGATGCTTGAACAACCAGGAGTGTGTAACGTCATATTAGATTTGTCCACTACAGGCAGCGGTACAAATGATTTGCTGTCCATAGGTGTGTGAGAATTGACGACTAATGCGTGGGCAGGGGTAGATGTGTCCAGCCAAATACAAGCAAAGACAATTTATTCAGCCAATGCATTAAACCCGTTGTCAAGAGTCTATCAAAGGTTCTATTGGAATGGGTAAGACCATTTGGAGTTACGCATTGAAAGGTTGCAAGCAGATACCAATTCCGTGGTAGCGATTGACAAAGTAGAATACCAAAGCATTTTTTCCAAAGATACAGGGGAAGGATTAGCACCAGTAGGTGCGAGGGTATATGTGGAGCCAGCAACCGCAATACCGATAAACATAACTGCGAATATAAGTGTTGTGCAGGGGTATGATCCCAATGCGGTAAAGTTGAACATTACCGAGGCATTAAGGGAATATTTGAAGTCATTGACTTTTCAAGCCGATAACGATGTGAAGTACGTTAAAATTGGGGGTGTCATCTTAGATGTGGCGGGGGTATCCGATTACAGTAATTTGCTTATCAATGGCGGTACGAATAATATTGTTATAGGCGAGCAAGAAGTAGCAGTGCTGGGGACGGTGTCGTTGACATGATAAGTGAAGCAGGAAATAGGATGCTTGACAATATGCCGCAGTATTATTTGACAAGTATCGTAATGCGTACCATATGGGATGCGCAAGGTAGGGAGATTGACCAGCTGTACCAAGCACTGGATGAAGTGTTAAAGCAGTTCTTTGTGTCTACAGCCACATGGGGCATTGATAGGTGGGAGCAAGAACTCGGTATTGTGTCGGATCCGAATAAGCCGATAGAACAAAGGCGTTCAGTTGTAATGNCACAGTTAAAAGGGTTTGGAACAGCCACGATAAATTTACTTCAAAAGGTAGCAGAAAGCTTTGAATATGGCAAAATAGATGTGATAGAGGATATTCCCAATTATTCCGTTAAAATTGTGTGTGTTGATAGGATAGGGCAGCCACCCAATTTGGCGGATTTTGAGAATGCATTGAGAAAGGTTTTACCAGCACATTTGAATTTTACAATAGAGTTCAATTACTTTACATGGCAGGAATTGGACGAGATGTTGTGGACATGGGACACATTTGATGGTTTGAGTTTGACATGGGACGAATTGGAGGTGTATGCGTAATGCCCGATTTAACACCGAGGCTTGGTTTGAAGAAGCCAAAAGGCAATGAGATAGTGAACAGGCAGTCGTTTAATGAAAACTATGACATTATCGATGAGAAGGTAGCCACGAAGTCAGAATTTCAAGCACATACAAGTGCGAGTAACCCGCATAACATTACCCCAAGTTTGATTGGTGCAGTAAAGAATGCGGGAGGTGTTGTTCAGGCGCAGGTAGGTACTTTAAGTGCACGACCAAGTGCGGGTGTGGTGGGAAGGATTTACATTGCTTCCGATACCAAAGCGATTTATTACGATAATGGTTCAACGTGGGTGCAGGTAGCCACATTAAGCTGGAATGATTTAACGAATAAGCCGAGTTCATTTACACCATCAGCGCATGCAAGTAGCCATAGGACAGGTGGAGGAGATGCGATAGCACCAACCGATATAGGAGCAGCGAGTTCAACCGATTTGACTAATCATGGTAACTCCAAGCAAACACATGGTGTGTCAGGGTCGTATTATATTGCAAAGACGAGTAGGTCAGACCAGCTACCACTTGGAGTGATATTCAAAGTAAGCCCAGCTCGTTTACTCCTTCTAAACATGCAAGTACCCATAAGACTGGGGGGACGGATGTAATAACACCAGCTGATATAGGTGCGGCGGTTAATGTGGTTTATACAGCCACCATTCAGGCAGCAAATTGGAGTGGAAGCGAAGCTCCATTTTCTCAGAGTGTTTCGGTAAGTGGGATATTGAGTACGGATACTCCTATCATAGATGTGGTAATGAGTGGAACGTATGGCACTGATATTGAGAGAAGTTCCCAATGGAATTATGTTTATCGTGCTGTTACAGGAGCTAATTCTATTACGTTTTACGCAAAGACAAAGCCAACGATTGATTTACCAATACAAATAAAGGTGGTGAGATAATGGGAGAAGCGATAATCAGCAGGCGTGGCGGGAAGTATGATATTGGTGCTTACATCAAAGACGTTAATTTACAAGGATAATTCAAAAGGTAATGGTACGGAAATATGGAGTAAAACTGATGTTGGA